CCACGCCGAGCACCTGGATCGTCCGGCTCATGCGCCGGTCCATGTCGGCCCGGGTGACCGCGTCCCGCTCGAGCCGGTCGAGGCGCTCGTCATGACGGCGCAGCTCGGCGGACTGCTCGGCGGCGCGCTGGTCCGACTGCTCGGCACGCTGCACCAGCAGGTCGAGGCGCCCCTCGATACGGGCCAGCGCCGCGTCCATTGCTCCTCGGAGTTCGGTAATGGCCAGCTCCAGACGACGAGTCGCATCGTTCGAATCCACGCCGCGCCCCGTCACGTCCACATGAACCCGACGAACTGCGCGTACGTGATCCGCCCGGTCGGTGCGGACAGGTCTTTGGGCCATTGGGAGATCTCGATACCGAGCCGGTGCCCGGAGTTGACGTAGGACTGCACGTGATAGTGGTAGTGCGTGCGCGCCGGGTACAGCGGCGCCCCGTCCTCGCCGGTCGGCGGCGGCGTGGCCGCCGTGTAGAACTCGTGTGGCTCGTGCGTCTCGGCCCGGGCGCCGGAGGAGTTCACCTCATACTGCCTGATCTGCAGCTCGACGCCCGGTTGGAAATCCTCGAGGCGCAGGATGAGCTTGCCGACCAGGTAGCGGGGACCGGTGCACACCAAGGGGCTGGAACCGCTGTGGTGGCCGGCGGCGTCGGCGATGTCGGAGTCGAACGCGACGCCGACCCATTTGCCGGGCAGGTTGAGCCGGTCGGAGGGCGGCACGCTGATCGGCGCACCGGTCCACTGGGTGTTGAGGTACTCGGGCACGTAGGCGACCCTTTCTAACGTCGTTCCAGGTTGGCCAGGCGCCGGTCGAACTCCGTTGCGCGGCGCCGGTAGTCGGGCCGCGGGCCGCCAACGGTGACCTCGACGGTCTCGCGGCCGTCGTCGTCGATGGTGATCTGCAGCTCGTGCACCCGTAGCACCGTGTTGACCCGCAGCCGCCCGGACATGATCACCAGGCGGACGGGGTCGCCGAGCCACAGGTGATCGGGGCCGCGCCAGGCGCCGCGGCGCAGCGTCAGCGTGTAGACCGGGGTGATCACCTCGGAGTGGCTGAGCTGCCATGCCGCGCGATCCTCTAGCGTCGCCTGCGTGACGAGCCCGTCGTCGCCGAACACCGCGTCCCAACGCCCTTCCGGGCGGGTCGCGATGTCGGCCGCCTCCACCGTCACCGGCGTCGTCGCCGGGTCGCTGCTGCCGGTGTACTGGATCGCGTTCGCATACTCCGAGGGGTTGACTTCGCGGCGTACGGCGGCGACCAGGCCGCCGTACTCGAGGACGACGCCGCGGTCGGCGCCGCGCTGCGGATACCACACCTGGAAGGTCAGCGCTGACGGGCTGGCCGGGACGATGTCCCAGTCGAACCCGTCGATCACCTCGCTGAGTTCCTGGATTCGTTCGCCGATGCTGTCGCGCACCTCATAGGTGCGGTCCCGCAACCTGCCCGTCGGCGTGGTGCCCGTCCACCCCTTGGAAATCCCCAAGTCGCCGCCGGGCAGCCCCTGCGTGTAGTCGATCAGCGACCAGGCGATTTCGGCCTGGTCAACGCCGGTGTAGGTGAGCGGCGCGCCCTCATACAGGCGGCGCCGGTTGAGCACCTCCCGATAGTCCAGGCAGGTCACGTCCAGGCGGTGCGAGTCGGCGTCGAGATTGTCGCTCGTCGTGCCGACCCGGCACCGGTCGAGGATGCGAGTCCGGCCGGTGTCGTCGGTGTACAGGACGTGCACGTCGGTGCGTAGCTCGTCGAGCGCGCCGGCCTGCGGGTTCCTCGCGTTGATCGAAAACGACAGCTCGGACGCCGCCGTCAGGCGGGCGGTGTAGCGGCGGGATGTGGCGGCGGTCAGCGCCAGCTCGTGACCGCCGGCGGCGGGCCCGGCGACGAACTGCCAGCGGACGCGCGGCCGCGGCGGCACACCGATCCCCGAGCGTTTCGTACCGGCCGCCGACATCCTCAGCAGACCGGCCACGCTGGCGGTGCCGGAGGTTTCGGCGGTGCCGGTGGCCGCGATGGTGAGGGCGCCGGTGATGCCGCCGGCCCCGGCCGCGTCGGCCGTGCCCGTGGCGGACATGGCCAGCGCGCCGGTGATAGAGCCGGTGCCGGATGCGGCGTGCCCGGCGGGCGCCAACGCGATGATGCCGCACTCGGCGACCGACGTTGACACGCTGGCGGTCACGGTGCGGGACGTGGTCCCGGTGGGCACCTCAGCGGCCGAGTCGCACACCACCTGTGATGCCGAGGTGGCCGGGACGCGGACCTCGGACCGCTCGACATCCGGACCCGTCCAGGTCGAGCCGGAACGGTCGGCGAACCAGGCCACCACCCAGCAGCCGGGCACGGTGATGTTGATCGTCGGGGTGGTGCGCGTCGTCGAGCCGGTGCCCTGCACGTCGGCGGCCTGCGCGTGGATCGGGGCCGTGGTGTCGACGCCCGAGTAGCTCACGATGGAACCGCATGGCTCGTTGGCGCTGGCGAACGACCAGCTGTAGGAGGCGGGTTCGCTCGCGGTCGCCGTGCGCCAGTACACGCCCGTTCGGACGCCCGGCGACCCGGCGTCGTACGCCTCGTGCACCAGCGTCCACCCGGCCGGCGCCGTGATGGCATTGTCCGTCAGGTTGCCGGTGCGGATGGTGATGACCGCGATCATCACGTCCCCGGCTGCCGTGCCCGCCGGGACGTTGACCGCCAGCGACGTCGTCGTCAGGCTCGACGCGCTGGCGGCCGCGACGAATGCAATGGCCACGTCAGACGGTGATGGTCAGGTTGCCGACGTTGATGGTGAAGGTGCCGCCGGTCGGGTACGACTGCGACGCGGTAAGCGGGCCGCCGCCGCGGAACGTGCCGCCGCCGGCCGCGTCCCAACCGCCGACGTGCGTGATCGTCGTCCCGGGCGGCACCTGGAACACCAGCTGCGCGCTGTTGCTCTTCACGCCGCCCGAGGCGGCGGCCCAGGTCACGCTCTGCCGCGCGTACGACCCGCCGACCACTTCGTTGGCGCCGGTGGTGCCAGGGTCGGCGGTGTGCAGACTGACGTGCGTGATGCGGACCGTGCCGTCGGTCTCGTCGAGCAGTTCCAACAGCGCGTTGCGCACGTTGTCGGCGAATGCCATCACAAACCTCCGAGGTCACGGGGCGGGCTCGACGAGGATCGCCCGGTGAAAGAACGACGCCGCATTCGCGCTATTGCTGGTCCGGATCATCGTCCGGGCGAAATACGTCTGCGTCACCGGCGTCAACCCGGTGACGAGTTTGCGGCGAGTAGAGCCCGAGAAGAACATGTCCTGCGTGACGGCGGCGACGTCCACGCTGGGCGACATGACCACCGAGCCCGACGCGTTGTTGAGCCGGATTTCGAACCCGCAGTACGCCGTGCTCGGCGACTCGGCCTCACACTGCGCGTACACCGTCACATACACGCGGCCGGACGGCGGCGCGGTGAACGTCACCGACACCTCAGGCGTGCCCGGAACGAACGTTGTCGAGGTGGTCGAAATGTCCGTGGCCGACTCGGCCTCCACCGGCGCGGGCATGCTCGGAATCGTTCGGATCGCGCTGCCGTCGTACACCTCGACCGCGCGCAGGTCGGTTCTCAGCCACGCCTCACCGGGCAGCGGAAGCGTAGGCCGCGCGGCCGCTGACGCCACCTGCCGCAGCCGCGCCGGCCTGGACAGCGCGTTGATCGCGTTCGCCGTGATGTCCCCGTTCGTCACGCTGGTCTGCCCGGCGGCGACGGTGACCAGCGCGAGCGTGATCGCCGACGGCGGCGCGGCGGGCGTACCGCCGCCGGTGTCCTCGAGCACCGTCAACGTCCAGTCATAGGTGCTCTGGGTGCCGTCGTGCAGCTTGTCGCGCACCCACGCCACCACCCGGTGAGTGCGGCTGCCCGAGGCCGGCGGCGCCGGGACCGGCACGTTCACGACGTCGGTCGAGGTGACCAGATACGACCCCTGGCCGGAAACGTCGTTGCCGGTGATGATCGCCTGTCCCGGGCTGATGTCCACGCTGAAATTGGCGCCCTCGGCCCGCTGGGAGACGGTCAGCCCCCAGATCACGCCCTCGGTGTCCCACAGGCTCGTGATCAGCCACCGGTCGTCGTTGGCGGCGTAGGGGATGCTGGCGTCGCCCTCTGCGGGCTGCATCCACAGCGGCGTCAACAGTGCCACAGGTTGTCTCCTAAAGCCATGCGGGCCGGTAGTCGATGACGGCGGCGGCGCCCGCGAACACCACCGCCGGCGCATACCTGACCTGCTGTTCGCCGGGCTCGACTCGCCACCAACTCGTCACGTCGAAGTCGACCAGGTTGAGCCGGGACAGTGCGCTGTTCCCGTTGAGGTAGGCGGTGCGGTCCCGTGTCGAGATCTCGACGTACTCGCCGGCGGCGAGCGTCAGCCCTGCGGTGAACGCGATCGTCTCGCCGGTTGTCTCATTCGTCAGCCGCGGCCCGATGCACGGCCCGTACAGCCGGGCGGTGTAGTGGCTCGGGGTGCCGCCGACGTTGACGATCACGCTCGCGCCGGCCGCCAGCGTGGCCGGATACGTATACGGGTACGTGCGCGGGTAGGTGCGGCCGGCCGTGCCCGGCATATCCGCTGAGATTGTCTCAGTGACCTGGTCGGCGGCCTCCCACACCCCATCGGGCGCCTGCCATTGCGCCTGGATGCGGCGCGCGGCCCGCGGCAGCTCCACCGTCAGCGGCGCCGACCATTGCGCGACCCGCAGCCGCAGCCGCCGCGGCTGCGCCCACTCGTCATCGGCCACCACCAGGTAGGGGCGACTCCGGGGGTGAAGGAAGCGGGTCAGCTCGTCCTCAATCGTCCGGGCCTGCTGGGTGACCAGCAGCTCGAGCGAGCATGCCCGCGTCCCGAACAGCTCGGTGCTGTCGGCCTCGCCGTCATCGTCGGTCCGGTTCTCGGTGACGGCCCGGACCTCCGGGGACGGCACGTCCAGCCCCTGCACGAACACGCCTTGATCCTGTCTGGGCAGCAGGATCATTTCGCGGTCGCCGTCGACCAGCCGCACACTCGTCAACATCAGAATCCCGCCCCGCGCAGCTGGAACTCGAGCCGTTGGGCGAGCATATCCACGTCCGCTGCTTCCTCGACGTACACGGGGCCGATCTGCACGGTGATCTGCCGTCCCTGCGTCCCGTACGCCGCGGCGGCCTCCATGCTGGGGAACACGGGTTCGGGATGCTGCAGCCCGTTGTAGGCCAGCGTCCACCCGGGCTGCAGCATCCCGCCGGAGTCGAACTTCAGCCCGTACCGCATGTTGAACAGGCCGTCGTTCGCGCCGCGGGCCCCCGGTCCGACAACAACACCGGCGCTTCCGCGGGATTCCACGTTCACGCCGCCCAATGTGCCGGCCATGTGGCCGACCCCGGCGTTGGTGACGCCGACCACGAATCCGGACCGCAAATCGCGCACGAATCCCGCCGGGCCCCGAGTGGCGCCGGTAAACGAGAACGTGGTGAACCGACGGCTGTACGGCGACCTGCCCTGGATCACATTCGTGATCGCCGACATGAAACCCGAGCAATCGTACCCGCCGGGCCCCACGCCACCCCAAATGTAAGGCTTCCCGGCCTGCGCTCGAGCGAACCGAAGCGCCCGCTGAATCGCCGGGCCGCCGACACCGGAATCAATCTTGTCCTTGATCCACTTGAGGATGTTGTCCTTGATCCACGCGGGGATCGCCGCGACCACGTCCCGGAAGACGCCCGAGCCGGGGACCGCGCCGCCGAGGATCTTGTCGAGCAGCCGCTTGGCGGCCTTGCCGACGTTACCGATGGTGAAATCACGGACCCCCTTGACGAAGTCCCCGATGATCCCACCGAAGCGGAACGCCCCAGCGAACCGCGGCGCGGGGACGATGCCGCCGCGCGCGAACGCCAAGCCCTCGCCGCCGATCGCATCCGGGCCGGACAGCCAACGGCGCACACCCTCAACGCCGGACCGGCGCGCCACGTCGTTGGCGCGGTGAATGAACCCCGCGCCGACCGCGCGGGTGAACTCCGGCCGCATGATCGCCTCGCCCGGGCTCACCGCCGCGATCAGCGAGTCCACGCCGGGCGAGTACCCGGGGAGCACGCCGCCGCGGGCGAACCTGGGGATCTTGCCGAGCCGGGTCTTGATCCCCGCGAATCCGGCGATCTTGTTGACGAGGTTGACGATGCCGTCGTTGTAAAGGCCAATGACGAAATTGACGGGAGTCTTGGCGATCCCCTTCAGCCGGTCCCAGATCCGCTTGATGCCGTCAACGGCGGTCTGGAACGCGTCCTTCACCTTGCCGACCGCGCCGCGCAGCTTGTCAAACGCGGGCTTGATGCCGTTGTTGTAGACCGTCGCGATGTGGTTCTTGATGCTGTTCCACACCGGCTTGACCACATTGTTCCACAGCCACCGGAACACCGGCGCGAGCACGCCATTGATGACGGCGCGGATGGCGTTGAAGATGCCCTTGATGACCGCCCACTGCGTGCGGATGTGGCCGACGATCGCGTTCCACACCGGCTTGATCACGTTCGCCCACAGCCACCGGAAGACGGGCGCCAAGATGCCGGTGATGAACGCGCGGATGGCAGCGAAAATTACCTTGATGACCGCCCAAGAAGCCTTGATCTGCAGTTGGATCGCGATCCACACGATCTTCACCGTGTTCCACAGCACGGTGAACGCGATCCCAAGCACCGTGCGCAGCGCGCCCGCAATCGCCGCGAAAATCGGACGGATGATCGACCAGGCGACGCCGATGACCGTCGACATCACCGACCACACCGTCTGCGCCGTCGACATCAGCCACCGGAACGCCACGGTCAGCACGCCCGACAGCCAGTGGCCGATCTGCGCGAGAACAGGCCGGATGGCGGCCCACGCCGCCGTGAACGCCGTCTTGATCCCCGACCAAACGGTGTCGACCAGGTTGCGGAACCAGGCGAACCGCTGGTAGGCGAGGACGACGGCGGCGATCAGCGCCGCGATACCGATCACGATCAGCGTGATCGGGTTCGCCGCCATGATCGCGTTGAACGCGGCCTGAGCGGCCGCCCATACGCGGGTCGCCACGGCGGCGACCCGCTGCGCCGCGGCCTGCGCGATGATCCGCGCCGTCGACACCCCGGCCGCGGCGGCCTGCTGCCTCCACAACAGCACCTGGGACCGCAACGCCGCGCCAAGCCGGGTCGCCGTGGTCGCGTTCGCCGCCATCGCCGCGTTCACGTTCCGCAGCCCGGTCACGAACCCGGCCACGCCGGTGGCGCCGAGCGTCGCCCGGAACACCGCCGCGGCACCGGTCGCAGTACGCGTCGCCACCGTGTACGCCGTCGTGATCCCGGCGAGCAGGCGCAACCGGTTGGCGATGACGCCGATGATGATCGACCAGCCGAGCATCTGCCCGACGACGTCACGCACCGGCGCCGGCAGCGCCACTAGCGCCTTGACGATCAGGCCGAGCGGGGACAGCAGCAGCGGCAGCACCTGCGCCACCTGCGACGCCGACTCGCCCAGCGTCCGGAACACCGCCGCCGCGGTCCGCTGCCCTTCGGCGGACGCCGACCAGGCCGCCATCTGCCCGGTGAGTCGCTCAAGCGTCGTTAGCAGGTTCCCGCCGGCGTCGCCGAACGCGCTCGTCTGGCCCGCGATATTGGCGATGGTCCGGACGATGTTGCCGCCGATCCGGCCGAGCCGGGCCAGAACATCCCCGATCCCAGTGAGCGTGTTCTGCAGCGCGCCTGACTCGGTCTTGAGACGCAGCCACGCGGCCGCGGCCCGGATGCCCTGCACAGTCCAACCGGCCATGCGCTGCACCAGCGGCAGACCAGCGACGGTCAGCCGCAGCACCAATTCGAGCAGCGGCCGCACCGCGCCCTGCAAGGTCTGCACGACGCCGGTCGTCCCGGCGAACACCTGCTGGACCTGCCCCCGGAACCACGGCGTCGCCGCCGCCTTGACGGCCTCACGGGCAAGCCCGTTGAGCGCCCCGGCCACTCCGACCATGCCGTCCCGGGCGGTTGGCAGCAGACTCGCGCCGAGCTGCCGCAGGTCGGAGTCCAGCCCGGCAAACAACCGGTTTTGGACCGCCCGCTGCAGGCCCGAAACCTCGTCCCGCATGGCGGCGGCCTGTCGCACGAACGCCTGCGCGTTCGGCGTCAGCTTCTTAAGGGACTCGTTGAGCGCCTCAGCGTCGCCCTCGGCGAGCGCCGACATGGCGTCGCCCACACCGACGAGCCCAACCTTGAGCGTTCCGGACGCGATCCGCACGGCCGCCATTGCGGCGGGAAGCGCCGCCACCGCCGCAGTCGCCGGGACGATCGCCTTGGTGAGCGCGACCGCGCCGGCCGCTGTGGTGGCAAGACCGCCCACGGCGCCGATCTTGTTGAGGCCGGCCATGGCCTTGGACAGCCGCGAGGATGAGTCGGCGGCGTTGTCGATCTCCCGGGCCACGCCGCGCATCACCTTCGTGACGCGGTCGTTGCCGATGATGTTGAGGACGACCGACCGGGCAGCCACAGCTCACCCCCTCCCGTCCAGGTCAGATGTCGGCTTGCGGCGGCTTCGGCCGCTTGACCGGTTTGGGCTTCTTGGGTTTGCCGCCGACAGCGTGGGCCGCGATCCAGTTGCCCTCGACCACCGCGTCAAGCAGGTCGGTCAAGCGGTGCATCGTGGCGTCGTAGTCGGCCGCCGGGCCGAGCAGTGCCCGGCCGACCGCCGAGTCCTGCGGCAGGTGCCGGATATAGGCGAGCAGCTCCCGGTACGTCAGGTCACCGGTGACCAGGTCACGCAGCCGCACCCGATAGAAGCGGCGCAGGTCCGCCTCAACGGCTCTACCGTGCCGGGCGATCAGCCGGTAGAGCCCGGCGATTCCCCCGGGTCGATGCCGCAGTGCCGCGCGTACGCGCGGAACAGCTGGTCGGCTTTGTACTGCGGCAGCGGGAACCGTCGGAACTCGGCGTACTGCTCGTCACCGAGCGCCGCCCGGAACACGCCGACGATGGACGACAGCTCGCCCTCGCCGGCGGCGGCGACCAGCTCCCAGCAGTCCAGCTCCTGCATGTGCCGGAACGTCCACCGGCGCCCCTGCCAGTGCACCCGGAACGGCGTCAGATCAACCTCGGCCTCGACGGTGTCAAGGTTGAAGTCGAACGGCTGATCGTCGGCAGGCTTCCGTGTTGCTGCGGTCATCCTCGTCTTTCTATGTCTCGGGCGATCGCGTCGATCGCGCGTGCGGCGTCGCGCTGCGCGGCTGTCTCAAATCGGGCGGCGGTCCGGTAGAACCACGGGCGGGGGCGCTGCGACACCCACACGTCCGGGTTGCCGTACACCGGGTGCCGCCACCTGTGGAACGGGCGCAGCCCCTCCATGTACGCGGGCAAGTTGTGCTGGCCGGGCGGCATACGGCGCGGGTTGACCCACACCATCACCCCGGCCCGCGCACCCGCCGTGCGCACGCGTACCTGCGTGGCGCGGGCGATGCTGCGCCGCAGCGACGGCCGGCCCCGGCGGGCGTTCTCACCCTGCGAGGGCAGCGCCTGCACCGCGGCCTGTTCGGCGCGCTGGACCCGCTCAGCGGAGCGTTTCAGCGCGACCCGTAGCTGTTTGCGCAGCTCCCGGCCGTCCTCGTATTGGCGGACGGTGCGGGCGAGGGCACGCAGACGCTCCGCACCCTCCACCCGCACCAGCCGATCAGACGGCATGTCAGGACGGGATCGGCACGTCTTCGGCGGGCTCCGAGGTGATGTTGAAATTGATCGTCAGCGTGGCCGGGTCGTCGTCCACCGTCCGGTTTTTGCCCACGCTTCCGACCCTCACCGGGAACACGTCCATCGGCCGACCGGCGACGTCACCGCCGTCCATCCACACAATGAACCCGTTGGTGCCGCGCGGCATGAGCTCACGGGCGTCGGTGCCGCCCAGGTCCTCATACATCGTCAGCGACGAGTCCTCGGCGCTGGTGGAGCCGGGAATCGACCCGGTGAACGTCGTACCGAGATCGGGGGTCTCCACCGACTCGGACTCCACCAGCCACCCGTCCAGGTCCTGGATCTCGCCGGCCAGGTCAGTGCCCGCGTCCAGCTCCGCCCGGCTCGGGGCGTTCTTGTTCGCGATCGACGGCACCCAAAGGACCCGGGTGACGCCCTTGTTGATGAACCGCGTGGTGGGGCTGATGTTCGGCGCCGCCATCACTCACTCTCCTTCCTCTTGCGCCGACCGCGCGGCGTGCTCTTCGGCTTGTCGTCGTCCGGAGCGGGCTCCGACTCGTCGGACTTCTCGGGTTCGGCCTCGGGCGTGGTCTCGCGCGCGACAACCTCCCACCCGGCGACCGCGTGGTGACCGACGGCGGACGCGGGCACATCCACCTCACAGTCCAGGGCCGGGTGCCGCATGCGGACCGTAGCCGCATCGCCGCTTCCGGCGATGGCGATTGTCGTGACCTGCGTGGCTACGTCATCCCCCGCGATGACGTACTTGCCGTCCTCATCCCTGCGGTAGGTCTCGACCGTGATCACGTCGGGCTCGATTTGGATGCTCCGGACGTCTTTGGGGACGGCACCGAGCGAGCGGATGAACGCGAACAACTCAGTCCGGCTGATCGTGGCGCGCATCAGGCACTCGCCCCGATCACGCAGATGTCGTAGGTGACGCTCGACCCGCCGGCGCCGTTGGCGACCCGCAGCAGGTCGCCGGTGTCACCGGTGACCGGGTACGCCGTCGCGTCCGGCGCCACCACCAGCAGCAGCCCGCCCGGCCTGACCGTCACCGTGCCGGACTCGCCCAGCAGCGCCGACCAGGCGTTCGCGGCGGCGGCACCGATGACGACGTCATTGGTGTTGGCCGCCGACGCGGTGACGTACAGCGCCTTGACCCGCGCGAGCGTGACCGTCGCGCCGAACACATCCATCAGCGCGCCGGCCAAGTCCAGGTCCTCGGACGCAGACGCCGCCAGCGTCCGCCGGTCCGCCCACACCCGGTCGGCCTGACCGGCACCCGTCCCGTCGGTGAGGGTGATCTGCTGGGCGAATCGGGGTGCGGACGTCGGCGCGCCAAAATCGGCCGCGCCCGTCAACCGGGCCGACAGCTCCGCAGTGATACGAGCCGTCAGAGACATAATCGATTCCTTCGCTCGAAGTCAGCGTGTGAACGCGTCGACGTGCACGGTGAACCGGACGGTCGCCGCCGCGCCCTGGTCGGTCTGTTCCTGAATCAACGACTCGGCCGTCAACCGCGTCGACAACACCAGGCCGCCGAGCGTCCGATCGGCCGCCAACCATGACGCCACCGCGCCGAGCAGCTCGTATGCGCGGTCGCGCACCACCCTGGCGTCCGTGCCGCCGTCCCACGACGACGCCAAACACGTGATGTCGTACGACTCGCGCTCCGGCTCAACAGCCAGTTGCTCGCGGGTGCGGGTCGACTCGACCGCCGGCTCACCGGCCAGCCCGGAAAAACCCACGCACACGACGTCGCCGTCGGTGGTGATCGGCTGCCCGTCGACCACCTGCACACCCGGCAGCGCCGACGTGAACCCCGCAACCAGCGCGTCGAGCACGGCGGGGACCGTCGAGGCGGCCATCACGCCACCCCGGGGACCGGGTCGCCCAGCAGCTCGAGAGCTCTGCGGGGCACCGAGTAGGTCGAGCCGGGCACGGTCGCGGCGAGATCGGTGTCACCGAGCGGCGGCCGGCCCGCCGAGGTGTTCCGCTGGGTTTCCCACATGTGCCCGATGATGATCAGCGCGGCGCGCGAGTACGCGGCCGGGACCGCGGTCCGCCCCGCCACGTACGTCACCTGCACGGCGTGCGGGCCGGCCGCCCAGCAGCCCGCCGTGCGGACCAGCACGCCCGCCGCCGCGTCCAGGACGTACCCGGACGGGTCCACCGCCGCCCCGGCCTCGACCACCTGCGTGACCGACAGCACCGGCGCATGCGACAGGATCAGCGCCGACCGGCCACCGTCGAACGTTTCGACGTGCTCACGCCGCACCACCGCGCCCACGTGCCGCTCCACCACCGCCGTCGCGGCGGCGATGAAACCGCGCAGCTCCTCGTCGTCGGCCGTCCGGGCCGCCGGGATGTTCAGGTGCTGTTTGGCGTCGGCCAGCGACACCAGGCCGCCGGTGTCGGCGTCGGCGACGTCGAACACGTCGGCGTGCGCCGTGACCGGGCCGGTGGTCACCAGCCGGTACACGTGCCGCCCGGCCTGGCTGGTGGGGTAGTCGACCACCAGCCGGCCCGTCTCGGCGGGCGGAAGCGGCACCGGCGGGTTGACGGTGGTGCCGTCGGGCAGGGTGATCGTGAGTTCGGCCGTCGCAGGGTTGGTCAGGGTGCCGTCGGCGTCCCGGACGTCTACGGCCACCCGGTAGACGTCGCCAACGTCGATCATCAGCAGGCTACCCGTTGCTGCGCCGCGGCCGGCCGCGGCCGCTACTGGTCTTCCTGGTCTCGGCCTTCGGCGCCGTCGCGGTCTCGACGGCGTCCTCGGCGACCGGGTCGGCCATGCCCTGCGAGCACAGGGCCACAGCCTCATCGTCCGGCAGGACGATCTCACCCCCGGGCTCAGGCCACTCCACCCCGTCCCGGGCGCCGGACACCTTGTGCCGCATCCGTACTCTCATCACGCCCCCTCGACATGCGGGGACAGGCGCGGCGGCCTGCCCCCGCACGTCACCGGTCCGCAACGTCATCAACTGGCGCCACCGGCGAAGTGCTTGACAGCGCCGGTGGTGTCGACCTGGTCGCCGTCACCGCGCAGGATCACCCGGTAGGTGATCACGTCGCTGTCGAACGCAAAATCGTCCGACCGTTCGAACCGGATCGTTTCCACCTGCCGGACGAAGTAAGTGGAGAAGTCGCCGAACAGGATTGACTTGGCGTCCGTGCCGACCGCGGGCATGTTTGGGTCGGTGTACACCGGCTTGCCGAGGATTGTGTCCGGCTCCCCGGCGGTCAGGCCCGGCTGCCACAGGTAGTTGCCCGCCCCGGCGCCACCGGTGTTGTCCTTGATCTTGCGGATCACGCCGACGGTGGTGTCGTTCATCAGCCAGCCGCACGACTGGCTGTTCCGGTACGGGGCGATCACCGAGTGGAACAGGTCGATCAGGTCGTCACCGGTCGGGGCGCCGCCGACACCGGTGCCGCCGGTCTTGCCGAGAGTCGACGCGGTCAGCACACCGTTCGGCTGGCCCGAGCCGGTGCCGGTCACCAGGTGCGCGCCGAACCCGTTGCCGAGCGCGCGGCCGGCCTGCATCGACAGGTAGCCCTGCAGGTCCACACTGGTGTCGTTGGCCAGCTCGTGGGAGATCGACATCCGGAAGCCGTACTTGTAGGCGTCCAAGGTGACCTGCCCGAACGACGGCTCATTGACCGGGAGCTGAGACGCCTCGGCCACGATCGACGCCGACGCGCTGTGGGCGGTGGTCTTGGGGATCTGCAGCGCCTCACCGGTGCCGGTACGCAGCACCGTCGGACCGGCGCTCAGCACACCCGACACCTCGACCATGTGCTGCACGAGCTGGCTGTAGAACGAGGTCCGGACGGTGTTCCCGCCCGCCGTCGCCGGGGTCTTGGCCAGGGTCCGGTAGTCGACCGGGCCGTTCGGCCGCACCTCAAACGCGCGCTTGCCGCTCCGGCCGGTCAGCCAGTTCCGCAGTTCCGCGCCCGGGTCGTCGGTGCGGGCCTCCTCACGCACCGGCTGGGCGAGGATCTTGGCATAGGTCTCCTCGGCCTCCTTGGCGCGGTTCTCGGCCTCAATCAGCTCCCGCATGCGCTGGTCGAGCTGGTCGATGTCCTGGTTCGCCTTCAGGTATGCAGCGTCCTCCTCGGCCGTGAGGTCCCTGCCCTCGGCGACCGCACGATCAAGGATCTCCTTGGCGGCCTCCCACGCGCGCATCCGCTGCTCATGGAGGCGCCGAATGTACTCGTTCACTTCTCGGCTCCTTGCCTGTCGGGTACAGGTGCGGAGTGGGTGGCGCCCTGCTCCAAAGGTGAAATGCGGCGCTTGGTGAGTTCGGCGTGCCGCAGCCGGACCGCAAGAACCGGGTGGGTGTCGCCCTGCCCGGCACTCGCGGAAGTCTCATGCTCGTGATCGTTGGCGGACCGTTCGGCCGCGCCGTTGGGTGCGTCGGCGACCGCCGCCGGTCCATCAGACGGCTGCTCGACCGGCGCGGCGTGCTGCCCGCCGCCCAGGTCGATCACCGTCGGGGCCGGGCCGCCCAGCAGCTTGCGCAGCTCGCCCTCACGGGCCAGCCGCTCCACCTCGGCCACCTCGGCGCCGGTCCGCTCGGCCAGCGACCGCAGCCCCGTCGAGGTGTCCAGGTACGCGGGGGAGTTGACCGGGGCGACGTCGACGAGCTGCCCGGACAGCAGGGTCCGCAGCGGAAAACCTTGCTCGGTCACCGACCAGTCGTCGTCGAGCGTGCGGAACGCGAACGACGACTGGCGCACGTCACCGCGGGCGATCAGCTCCAGCACATCCCCGCGATGCTCGGGCAGGTCGGCCGTGTAGTCGAGGCCGGTTTCATCGAGCCGCAACCGCAGCGTGCCCGCCGCGGTCGTGCCGAGCAGCATATTGTCATCGTGGTTGTAGCGGGCCAGGACGCCCGGCCACCCGTCGCCCGCGCTTTTGTTGAAAAAGGCCGGATCGATCCGCTCGACGAACCCGCCGAGATTCTGCGACAGGCGGTTGAATTTTGCGGCGTACCCGCCGATGGTGCGCCTACCGCTGTCGGCGCGCACCTCCACCAGCCCGCGCGTATACCGACGCTCCGTTTCCCTGTTCATTCGGTCCCCTCCGCTGGCGCCCGCTCCGGTTGCGCAGGCTGCGCGGGCCCGTACACCTGCCCCTGCCCGTCCGGCAGCGGCGGTCGATTCTCCAGTTCACGCACCTCATCCCGGGACAGCCACCCGTCCTGCAACGCCAGGTGGTGCGCCTCATACCGGGTCTTCAGGTCGGCGCGGACGAACGCGTCAGCATTGAACCGCACGCACCGCGGCCGGGGCAGCAGCCGCGAAATCGCCGTTTCCAGGCGCACCAGCCACGGACGCAGCGTGTGCGTCAAGAAATTGATCGCCTGTTGCTCAGTGTTGGCATAGGTCAGGCTGTTGCCGGATTCACCGCCGATCATCTCCGGTGGAATCCCGTAGATGCTGGCGACCTGCGCGGCGTTGAGTTTCAACGTCGCGAGGAACTGCGATTCCTCGGCCGGCACCGAGATCGGCTTGTATTCGAGCCCGCCGCCGAGCACTACCGGTTCCCTGTTCTGCGCCGCCGCCTTAAAACGCGCCTTCAGCGCCGCCGCGTCCGGCTGATCCACCCGAGCGGCCGTCGTCAAAACCGCCGCCGGCGTCGACCCGTTCGCGAACCAGTCCCGCCCGAACTGCTGCGCGTACAGGCCGGTCTCGATGGTGAGCCGGTACGCCTGGATCGGCGACAGCCCGAGCACCTTGCCCGGCAGCGTGTACCCGGGGATGTGCACCAGCATCGACGCGTCGACCGGCCGCCCCTGCCACAGCCACTGCGGCGGCGCGTCCGTGCGATCCTCGACGAGCTGCACCTCATCCGGGTGAAGCCACTCCACCCGCGCCGGTGTGCCGTTGGATTCCAACGACGTGATCAGCCCGTAGGCGTTGCCGCGCAGCGCGAGCGAGGTCACCGCGCGGTGAACCCAGTCGTACAGCGTCCCGTACTGCGACGGCTGCCGCAGCAGCGGCGGGTCGGGCACACGTACCTGCACGTCGTCGACCTGCCGGTACGTGTGCAACGGCAGCGACGCCACCGAATCGGCCAACAACCGGGTCGCCGCGAACACCGGGACCAGCGTCAACGCGCGATCGACGCTCACCGTCGACAGGGCAAGCGTGTCCGCTCCGGCCCCCCATAGGTCTTGATAGGTGATCGCGCGCTGCTGTTCGGCGCGCCGGCGCCGCCACGGCCACTTCACCACACACACTCCATGACGTCGCACACAGGCTGTGTTTCCAGCAGCCAGGCCGCCCCCGTCGCCGACACAATCGGGGAAATGTCCGATGACCGGCGCCGTGACCACGTCCACAGGTCGTCGCCCATGTCCCGGCGCACCGCGCCGGCGAGCGCCGCCGCGTACGGCTCGGCCCCGTCGTGCGTCACGCCTCGACTAAGGACCACTTTTTGAAAGTGCGCACAGGCGCGGCCCATGTCCTGCGCCGTGAACAGCTCGACATCGACGCCGATCTCGGCGAACCCCGGCAGCAGCGCCGACACCGCGCCCGCCCGGAACACCGCGAACCGCGCCCCCGGGTACCGGGCCGCCAACTCCGCCACGCGGCCGCGCTCGCCCTCGAGCCACGAAACACCGGCCCGGTAGTCGGCAAGCTCGATATGCGGGCGCCCCTCGTGCATCACCGCGGCGCTGATGCTCGCCGACGCCAGGCCGGGCGAGCAGTCGATGAAGAAACACGGAACGCCGTCCGGCCGGTCCGGCAGGTCCAGGCGGCACGCGTTCCACGCGTCAAGGTCGATCGGCCGGTCATCCTGCTCGGGCACGTCATACCAGCCGAGCCGTTCGCGGCCGAACTCGGCCGGCGGCATCGCGCGCCGCTCGGCCCGAACGAAGTCGACGGTGATGCGCCGGCCGAGCGCCGGGTTCGCGCGCAGCCACAGCGACTCGTCATCCAACGCACACCCCGGCTCGCCGACCGCGTGCGTGCAATCCCGGCCCCGTTCGCACGGCGGGTCGTCCCAACCGCCCGGCGCGCACCACTCGACCCACACCAAGGACGGGTCGCCGCCGCGCCGGCCGCGGTCCCGCAACGCCCGCAGATGGTCGCTCGTGCCGAGCCCGGCCGATGAGCCGTACAGGATCTGCGGGTCCTCACGCGCCGACAAGGTCGGGATGAGCGCGCCCATCGCCTCGGCCGACAGGAACAGGGCCTCGTCCATGACCAGGCGTTTGCCGCCGAGCCCGCGGCCGCCACCCTTGCTTCTGGCGAGGAACTCCAGCCGCGCGCCGCTCGTCAGCTCGACCGCTTCCTCGCCGTTGGCGTACGTGACCTTCTTGACGCGGCGCGACAGGTACGCGCAGCCGTCGATCAGCGACACCACGTCGGCGAACGCGTCCCGCGCGGTGCGGAACAGGTGCGCCGTCCAAACGATCCGGTCGGCGCCGAACAGGAACAGGTCGGCCAGGACCACCGGCAGCAGCACGCCGGACGTTTTCCCGTTCTGCCGGGCCATGATCACCGCGGCCTCGAGCGCACACCAGCGGCCGCCCGGCCCGTACGACATGATCGCGTCCACGGCCAAGCGCTGCTCGGCGTCCAGCTTGCGCCCGGCCATCTCGGCCAGGTCGGCCGCCTCGTCGCCGTACGTGCCGACCCGCGCCGGCACCCAACAGTGCGCGGGCTCGACCAGATCAGGCATTGGCGGTCTTCCTGCGCCGCCGTTCCTCGAGTTCGTCGACAAGGTCGGTGGCCTGTGCCGTGCCCTCGAGCACCTCGCGCATCACCGACCGCAACTCGCGGGACAGCGCCGCAACAGCCGCCCCGCTGTCGCCGTTCTGCCCGGCCAGCCGCTCGGCCAGCGTGAGCGCCTGCTGCCCGAGGTACGTGTCGAGCCGGCCCGCCGCCTCGAGGGCACGCCGCACCTGCACGACGAGCGGAGCGCCCGCCGTCGGCGCCGGCGTGTCGGCGGGCCGCGGCGAGCGGCCCTGCGCTCTGCGCGCCCGGCACGTCGAGCTGCAGTACCGCGCGGTCGACCGTCGCGCCTGGAACGGGCGGCCGCACATGACGCAATCACGGACCATCACCGGCCACCCCCAGCGCTTTGCCGATCCTCAGCGG